CCAACGACCTTGAGTACCTGTCACAGACAATGCTCGGTGTGCCTCCTTATAAAGGCAAGATAACCTTTATGAGTGAAGGACTATCGTCTCTAAAGGAGATGGGTGATTATTGTGCTGAGGACTGTTGTAACACTCTGCGGATAGCACAGATGCAGATACCACAAGTAAAAAGTGACCCTCGGCTGTGGAAGCTCTACACCAAGCTCATTATACCTTTGTCCAAAACCCTTGAAGATGTGGAACGTGTAGGTGTTTACCTTGACTCCGAGAGGCTAAGGACTCGTGCAGAAGAGGCCAAGGCAAAGGTAGAGCAGTTCGAGAAACAAATGTCAGCACTTGTGCCTGATACCTGCTCACCTCCTATGAAGGTGTTCAAAAAGAAAGACCCTATAGTATTGCCGTGGAACTTCAACAGCTACCAGCAGGTAGGTAGGATACTCTTTGACGGCTTTGGCCTCACACCGTATTCCCTCACACCTAAAGGTGAACCGTCCACGGATGATGAGTCCCTCACGTTCCTGAAGGACGATGCGCCGGAGGATGCCGTTAAGTTTATCGACACGTTGAGCGAGTACCGCACGTGGAGAAATAAGTACCTGGGTACGTACATTGAGCCGTGGGTACAGAAGCTACAGAATGGGAGGATATACACATCATTTAAGATTCATGGTACAGTAACAGGGAGGCTGTCAGGTGACTTCCAGCAAGTACCACGGGAGAAGTTTATACGTTCTATTATCTCCTGCCCTCCGGGGTGGAAACTTATCGAAGCTGACTTTTCACAGCTTGAGTTGCGCCTGATAGCTTTTACGTCAGGTGACCCTCGGATGGTAAGGGTGTATCAGACCGATGGTGACATCCACACCGAGACCGCTTCTATTGTACTGCATAAGGCACCTTCAGAAATAACAAAGGATGAACGCTTTAAGGCCAAGGCCGTAAACTTCGGTCTGTGTTACGGGATGTCAACGGAAGGCTTCAGGAAGTATACCAAGACTGACTATGGTATAGACCTCACCACGGAGGAAGCAGAGCTATTCCGTAAACGGTACTTTGAGGCGTACAAAGGACTCAAGCCCTGGCACGAACGGCAAAAGCAATTAGCTAATAAGCTAGGCTATGTGAGATATAGTGACGGACGCATACGCAGGCTCCCCGACATCAACAGCTCTGACAAGTACGTAAAGGGTGAAGCTGAACGGCAGGCAATCAACAGTGCCATTCAGGGTTTCGGAAGTAACATCAATCTGCTATCCATAGTGCGTCTGTATAAGTTACTTGACCCTAATGAGATACAGATATTCCTCACCGTTCATGATAGTGATATGTTTTACGTAAAAGAAGGTAAAGAAAATGATTGGCTTCCTATTATAAAGGAAGTCATGGAGGACAGAAATGCTCTGTATGAAGCATTCGATGTGGAGCTAACCGTACCTCTCAAGGTTGATATAAGTATCGGTACTCATTGGGGAGAATTAAAGGAAATTTCTTTATAAAAATACTTGACATCTCCTAAACCCTATGGTACATTGTACTTAACACAAGAATTAAGGAGGTGTATCAGATGGCAGAAGAATACAGATACCCAAACACAATCGAGTTATGCAGTAAGCCGCCTGGGTTTGTAAGGTATCTGTGGGTACTTCAAGTAGAGGATGAAACCTATAACGGCATGAGTTGGAATGGACTCATGAAAGCCTTCAGGCGGGAAGGCATCGAACCGGAAGGGCCATTACCTAAAAACATAACACTTAAAATGATTGACATTGTAAATGATATGGTAATACCCATACCGCACAGACTCAACATAGAAAGGTTGCTTGAAGCCTGGAGGAGAAACTACTACAATCCCGATTGGGAGCTGAAAAAGAAGCAGTGAAACCAGGACAAAAACTTATCCACATACCTACAGGACGGCCTGTCATGGTAGACGAAGTTACGGAGGATACATTTACTGTCTACACACTTGATAATGGATGGATTGATGAAAAAACAGGAAAGCCGTCAGGTGGTTGCACCTGGACACTTACACATAACTATGCCAAAGAGTTTAAGGAAAGGAGTGATAGCATGAGTAGACTTTTGTATTGGGGTAAAGACCCTTCTCCGGATGAGTGGAAGAAACTCACCGAAGGCAAGCAGGTAAGTACCTACAGTGAAATAATGTCCCGTCGTAGGTGTCTCCTCCAGCACCACTACGCATACGTACAGAAGCTAGAAAAGAAAACACCTGGCCTGCCCCTGACCCTCGGCTCGTTAGGCCACACCTTACTTGAAGCCAAGTACCGTGAAGGTGATTGGCGACCTGCTCTTACGCAGTACGTAGAAGATCAGTGGGTGAAGCTGTTCGATGAGCAGAGGTTCGAGTACGGCGACCTTCCGGGTGAAATGGCAAGGCTCCTTACAGGATACGACTACCACTGGCGCAACGAGAAATGGATAGTCATTGACACTGAGGTATCTTTCCTCGCTAAGTTAACCGAGAAAGCATACCTAGCAGGTAAGATTGACCTTGTGGTAGAGGACTCCAACGGTAAGCTATGGGTAGTTGACCACAAGTTCGTCAAGCAACGCCCTGATGATGACTTCCTTATGATGGAGCTTCAGACTACCTTATACTATTGGGTATCTACACTCAAGTACGGTAAGGACGAAGTGGCTGGAATCATACTCAACTATATAAAGACCAAAGCCCCCACCATTCCGTCTCTCAACAAAGACGGCACGATGAGCAAGGCCAAGATCGACACTGACCTCGCCACACTCGTGCAGTTTTTCAAGGACAATAACCTAAACCCCAAGGACTACAAGGAGCAAGTGGATAGGGCCAAAGTAACCAGCCAGGACTTCTATGTGAGGAAGCGGCTTGACCGGCCTGTATCAATGCTAAAAGTAGCACTGCGGGAAGCTGTGGCGACCATAATGGATATATACTCTGACCGGCCTGTCAGCCGTACTGCTATCAAGCAATGTTCCTGGGACTGTAACTACCAGCCATTATGCTTAGGTGAGTTACAAGAGAATGACGTATCGTTTACAGTAGCGCAGAAGTACGTAAAGAAAGACAGTAAGCACCAGGAGGTGGTAGCAAGTGGTAACGAAAAACAAACAGCCTGACGCTACCTTCGTAGAGCTTACCCCGCCTCCAGATGACTTCGATCCCTCCGAGATAGAGGACTTGATCAAGGAGGTAGACGACCTGCCTTTGCACCATAGCCTGCTTGTATACGGCAAAAGCGGTGTGGGTAAGTCCCGGCTCGGAGCGTCCAACATGGGAAGAACACTCATCATTAATTGCAACGAACGCAAGCCGGTAAGCATATACGGCATGGGTGCCAAGATACTCACCATACGCAAGGTGCCGGACGACACGGAGAAAGCCTTCTGGTACTTGCGTAACGGTGGATATAAAAACTTCGATTGGGTGGTGGTAGATTCCTTATCAGCCTTACAGAAAATGTACGAAAGGCATGTAGTCAAAGAAGAGAGTGATAAGGACAAGAACAAACATAAAATCATAGTCAGTCAGCGGGACTACGGTATAGTCAATAATTACATGTTTATCGATATAATGAATATCCGCAACCTTCAGGAAGTAATGAATGTAATGTTCATAGCCCTCGAAAGGGAACCTGATGAGAAAGTTGATACATTCAGACCTGACATTACTCCTGGTACTCTCAACGTAATCACATCGGCTGTGGACATCGTAGGCAGGATGCACCACAGAGAAGTAGTGGTGAAGGGTAAGGAGATGGTCGTACCTACCCTATGGGTTGGCCCTCACGCCGAGTTTCTAACAAAGGAAACTACGTACACCCTTGGGACTGAAGTATTGAAACCCACACTACCTAAAATCATAAAGCGTATTGAAGAAGGGTATGCTAAAAGAAAAACTGAATAATATTAAACAAGGAGGTATAAAACTATGGGATTAACAGTGACGGTTGACTTCGCTGGAGTTACGGAAGGTGGTGTAACACGCATCCCTGGCGGTGAGTACGTATTCAAGGTAGTGAAAGTTGATAAGAAACAGAAGCAAGGCAGTGATTACCCCTATCTTAACTGGAAACTGATTGGCGTAAACGGAGCTGCTAAGAACGTCACCATGTACGAGATAACCACATTAAACCCGAATGGACTGTTCAACCTCTACAATTTCCTTATCGCTCTCGGCATCGACGTACCTAAAAAGAAGGTATCGGCTGTGTGGTCGAGGATGAGGAGTACACCAAGAAAGACGGGACTAAAGGTGTCCGGTCGGGTATCGTCAGCTTCTTCAGCGTGAGGAAGACCGCAGACGGCAAGTGGGAGAAAACCGGAGGAGCAGACGAGATTGAACCTGACGAACCGGAGGAACTGTCCGAAGAGGACATCGAAGACCTTGGAGAGGACATTGAGAGCGAAAGTGAGGATGAGGATGAGTTGGAGCTTAACGAGGAAGAAGAAGCTCCTCCCCCGCCTCCGAAGAAGGAAAAGTCCAAGGCTAAGACCAAATCCAAACAGGAGAAGTCCAAAGCTGCCCCCAAGAAGGAAACCACACCTGCTGATGATGATTTGGATGCCGAGCTGGCCGCACTCGAAGCGGAGTTGGAGTAAGACTATGAAATTCATAACTACAGCTACCTGCTGGTTTCTGCCAGAAGGAGTGTCTACCCTCGAACAGTATGACCCTACCAAGAGACGCCCCGTATTGGTACTGACAGAGAGCAGTGAAACGTTTGGAGACGGAAAACTTGTTTTGGCTTGGATGTTAATGGATGATTGGAAAGCTGTGGTTGGGGGTTGTCCTGATGGCAAGGAAACCTGAAACAAGGCTGGTCGGCAAGATATTGGAAGCCCTGCGGGAACGGGGAGGCTACTGGATTAAGGTACACGGCTCCCCGTTCCAGCGGAGAGGAATACCTGACATCATAGGGTGCTACTGTGGACGCTTTTACGCCTTCGAGGTGAAGGTAGACCCGGAGGCTTACGATGCCACAGAGCTACAGCAGAAGAACATAACCGACATTACAAAAGAGAGGGGGGTTGCCTGTATAGTATGTAGTACTGAAGAGGCCCTTAAAATTTTAAACAAGGAGGCATAATAATGTCAGAGGATGTATTAGACATCGACTTCAGCGACGGTAGTGCTGGAGAACCACCACAAACGGTTGAGAAGAGTAAGAAACCGCAAGCTCAAAAATCTAAGTCAAAGCCGACAGGGAGCAAGTCGTCACGCCCGGCACCGCAGAAGAAGGACTTCGGAGCCATTATTGACCAGGCGGCCACTGTAGCCAAAGCTCACAACCCTAAAACGGTTTCAGACCTGGAAGAAGCATGGACCGCAGGACTGACAGCGGCTAAGGCCATCAACAAATTGTAAAGAAAAGACCCCTCATACGAGGGGCTTTTTCTTGTGTGTGGCTGCCACACCTATCACGGTGAATAGTGCAGCGAAGCCGTTGGCTATGTTGTTCACTTGCTCATCAGTAATTATGTCAATCCCAAACGCCATCAGTATGAGCTTCATACCTCCTAGTATGCCTACATAAAATGCAGGGCTTTTTAATTGATCAGGAAACATATGACACCCCCTTCTATAATCTTAATATTACTTTAAATGCCCACACCGCCCCCCCAAGCAGTCCCACTATCAGCCCCCTCCTGTACCATACCAGCTCCTTTTCGGTCTCATCCATCCGTTCCTCTACACCATATACCCTCTGCTTTAGGGTATCTATCTCAGCCTTAGTACCTAATGACTTTATACCCTCTTCCAACCGGGCAAGCCTATCTATTACCTCCATGCGGAAGCTCTGCTCATCCATTATAACCACACCC